TCATTGTTGGCTAAGAACGAAAAAGATATTGCAAAGTTATTGGTACTACCATTACCAGTATGTGTTGTTGCTGTCGCTGTGGTGTTAGTAGCCATAGTTAAAACCTTCTTTTAAAGTTAAGTTCATTGTAAAGAGTTTCTATTTCATTATTATAATCGTTTTGTTGATCTAGTTTTACGTTTATCCTAGCTTCTAACTCTTCTTCAGTAAAGGTTGCTTTGAGATAGTTTTCAATACCTAAGTTAATAAATTGTTGATTTAGCTTATTTAAAACTTTATATATTCTTTCTGACGCTTCTTTTCCTTGATTTGAATTTAAACCATATTTTTCAATCTGTTTTTTATTAACTTGGTAATTAAGTTCCGCAGCATTAAATCCTCCTACAATCACATCTAGATCGCCTTTAAGATACGCTTTCATAGCATCAGCAATATTGTAATTTTTTCCAGAATAATTTATTACACCTGTATTAACATACTTTCTTAGAGTATTGTATGCTGTTGTATCTAATTTTATTGGTACAAATTTTTTGCTACTAAAATTAGAAGCTTTAACAAAATTCTTTACCTTACTACCTCTAATAATATTAGGTGGTTCTGGTAATAGTCTGCCTATTGTATAAGTAGCTTCGTGTAATAAGTTGTTGTTACTCTTTGTGTATTTTGCATTTGAAAATAAATTAAGTCCTTGTTTTGACGGATATGTAACCACATCATTTGTTATGTGTTCTACTTGAAAAGGTAAATTCCCGCCTACATTTGCAGGTGCATATTGTTTTGCTTCCTGTACTAATCCATGAAAATACTGTAAATAACTATTTACTTCGTTATATTCATAATCTCCTAAACCTAATTTTTCTTCTCCTGTTATAAATCTAAAGTTTTTAAGATTTCTTGTTAAATCAGAAAAATCTCCTGAGTATGTTTTTTTATCAAGTTTTGCAAACAACCTAATAATTCTTTTGTTTTTAACATTACCTACACTTATTTCTTTACCAAGTACTTCTATCGCATATTTAGTAATCCCTTCTGATCCTTCTTTTCTTAGTCTTTGTGCTGTTTGTTCATCTACTCCTAAGAAAGCTGCCATCACATCTGCTGGCATACGTTGTAAATCTTCAATTAAACTACTGTAAGGAGTGATAGAAGATTCAAATAATCTAGATAAGTAAGATATATTTCTTTGTCGTTGATAGCTTATGGTATCTTCTGGGTCTTGACTACCGCCAGTTACTTCATCTATTGCTGAAAAGAAGTCCATTGTTTCGGAGATTTGTTGAACATAACTTTTATTTGTAAAGTTACGACCTATGAAAGCACCCCAACCGATAGTAAATTCATCATATAGTCTGTCTTGTTTTTTAGTAAAAAATGGAGACATACCTTGAAAGTCAACCCATAGTTTTATAAAAGATGCGAGTGGGTCTGGTAAGCTTTCAAAAGAAACATAAACATATTTTGGCTGTCCGTCTTCATCAAATAGTATTTCTCCATCTTCGTCATACAATAGATATGCTCTAGAGTATGGCAACCAACCACTTCTTAAAAGAGAAATATATTTAGCAGCACCTTCTTTTGTAAAATAATTAGGACCACCATCAGTTAAGAATGTCTTTGGTATTTCATCTTCACTATCATATTCACTTGAACTTATAAACTCACTAGCTGGTTGGTATATGTTGTTGTAAGCTAAACCAGTTAAAATTAATCCAAAAGCATTACCAAGATAAATCTGACCTCTTGTAGTTGCACGAACTTGAGGATCAGGACTTCTAAGGTCTGCTGCTATTTCTGGTAAAAGAAGACTATTAATAGGGTTATAATTTGTTCTGCCACCAAATCTTGCAGGTGTATTAACTATCGGCACATACCTCATTACATCTTTAATTAAATTAGTAGGTGTTCTTGTAAACTTAAACAATGTTCTTACAGGTGGAAATTGTATTGCTAGATTGTTTATTTCTTCTGCAAAGAACCCAAGAACGTCAGTAACATCATCACTTCTACCACCTCTTATTTGTTGTGTATATGTAATTTCTTTACCAAAGTTTTTAGCTCTTTCAAATATTTTTGCAAGAACAGGGTCATCAATAAATTCTCTTGGACCTATGCCTTTTTTACTAAATAGGTTTTCTTCTAAAGGTTTTAATCTACCTAATGGTCCTTCTTGTCCTCTTAATATGTATGAAATTACTCCATCAATACTGCTTTTTATATAGTCATCTAACTCTTGCCCTTTTAAACCTTTTCTCAATCCTTCTGTAGTTGCGTGGTATGCAGTAGAAGCAATAATATTTGGTGTTTGTATAAGGGCATCATTAGATGTCATTAATCTACTAGGAAGTCTTATTAGTTTTCCTGTTGTGTTTATAGTTGTTCTTAAAGGAAAGAAAGCACTCTCAGATGAAATTACTGATCTTTGACCAGTATCAATTTTAGAGTTACCAACATTCACAAAGTTATCTTCCATATCCCACGATCTTTTCCATACTCGTAAAGAAAAATCAAAGTTATACAGTAAAGCAAATAAATGTCTCTTAGCTGCTTCTAGTGCTTCTTTTCTTACTAAACCTTTTCTATTTTCAACATCTAAACTACCACCAAAATTTGCTAAAGCTTTTAAAAATGTTTGTGCAATACCAGATTTTAAGTTAACTATTTGAGAAGGTGGACCAGACAAAACTCCGTTAATACCTACCTCATTAATAACTCTTGAAGTTTGACTAGCAGGTTTTAAAATTTTACCCCAAATATTAGGATTATATAGTTTAATCATCTTTTCTATGCTGCCACTTGCTTCGTTCATATCTTGTGCAACTTTTAAAACTTGAGAGTAATCTCCTGTTTTGTGTCCTTCTTTTATTCTTGCTAATAAATTTGTTTGAAACTCTGCACTTTGATCTAATAATTTATTAAGACTTGGAGAAATATCAACATTCTGCTGTGTTAAGTTTTTCTTTTCTATAGGACTAAGTTTCATAACTTCAGCAGGTGTCATGCCTTCAATGCCTTCTATACCTTTAATTTTAAAAGCGTTCATAGCTCTACCTAGTCTTGTACCTAAAGGAATACCCATACCTAACCAATCATCTACTAATTGTTCAGCCTGTATAATTTTTGCACCTGCTTTATCTATTTCACTTTTACTTTTTTTAGTATTTTTACCTGCATTTTTTTTCACTACATCTATAAAGTTTTTAGTTGAGTTTGCAACTCTATCTGTAGCTATTTGTAAACCTTGATTATTAATAACAACTTCTTCTTCTGTTGGTAGTTTGCCTTCTAGTAATGCTTTTCTTTTTGTATATTCAGTAATTAATTTAAGACGTTTTGGATCGCCTGTAATTCGACCTTTTGAGTCTGCCATTTTACCCAATGCACTCTCTTGAGTATCAAACTGACTTCTTGTTTCAGCACCTTTAAAACCACCTTCTTGTTTTTTTGTTCTTACTTTTTGCGTAACAAAATCTTGCTTACCTTTTTTCATATCTTTAATACGATCCATCTTCTGTGGATTTTGTTGTGTGTTACCTAAATCCAAATCATCTTGACTATCTAATTTATTTAGTTTTGTTTGTACCTTACCTGCAAAGTCTTTTAGTATTGGCACTTCAAAATTTAAACCTTTAGTATTAGTTACTGATGCACTAGCACTACCTGTTTGTTCTTTAACTATTGACTTCAGCTTTGCGTGTACTTTGTCTCCATGCAATCTAACTTCTTTTTCTGTAAAGCCTTGATCTAAAAATACTTTTAATATCTTGGCATCATTCTGTGCTTTTTTCTTTTTACCATTTCTTAGTGACCAAGATAATTTATCAAAATCAGATTGGAATTGTATAGTTGCAGACCCATAACGAGGTTTGGTTCTTTTGTAAGCTTCTGGTGCTTCAAAAGTTAATTCTTGTGTAACCTCTGATTTAACAGTTGGTGTTTCTTCTGTCTTTACTCTTTTAGTTGTTGTATCTTCTGTCTCTCCTGTCTTAACTTTTGCTACTTCTTCATCTATTTTTTGTTGTATTTTTTTTACATCTCCACCTTCTGCTTCTATCTTTTCATCTATTTTGTTTTTTACTTTTCCTAAATCATCAACTGCTTTCTTTGTAATTTTTGTATCGTCTTCTGTCCATAATTTTTTAATGCTGCTTAAATCTAAGCCTTCATACTTTCTATATAGACCTTCTAATCCCTCTATTGAACCTTTTAAACCAGCACCAAAACCAGCACCAAAACCAAGACTTAAAGCATAATCTTGCCAATCTAAATCTTCTCCAAAAATATCACGCAAGAAAGCTTCTGACGTAGCTAAAGTACCACCATAGATACCTGATCTAAACATACCTTTTAAACCTTTAGCTTCTGTACTTAAAGGTATAGTTCCTACAAGACCAGAAGAAAAAACTTCAGGCCAACTAAATAAATCTTCGTTACCTGTTAATGATTGTCCGTATCTTATTTTTTGTGCTTCTATATTAAAGTAAGCATTTAAAGAAAACTGAGCAAGACCGTATACAAGCCAACCTTTAGGACCAAATCGTAGTAAAGGAGTAAGTGCAGCATCAGCTAACAGACCTCCACCTATTTCATAACCAAGACCACCAACCTGTTGTAAGACAGCATTATCATTTTTATCTGGTATTGTTATTTTATCTGTAAATGGAATATCTTTATAAGTGCTACTTAAAAATTTATCTAGATTTGCTTGGAACTCTGGACTTTCAATAATTTCTTTGCTTATCTTATTGTTTTCAATATCAGAAAAACTATAACCTGTAGTTTCTTTAAATATTTTTTCTACCTTTATTCTTGTTCTTGGTAGTTGTGTATCTCTTGATCCTTTGCCTTGAATGTACTCTGATACACCAATATATTTAAGGAGATTATCTGTTACTTCTAAATCTTTTTGTGGTTTTTCTTCTGTTAAATCATTAAATATATTATTGGTAATACTAAAATCTTGTGAAGCAAAGTCAAAAGTTTCTTCGTCAAAAAAAGTTTCGTTTACATAATCATCAAAATTAAACGTAGGTGTATAGTTAGTTTCTTTAAAAACATTAGTAAAACTAGAGTTAACAATTTGATTATCAAGGTTAGTATCTACTGGCTGTTCGTTTGTATTCTCTTCTTCCTTGTTGTTATCAAGAAGGTTATTAATATTTGAGTCTGTCATAAATTAGTACCAACCTTGTGCTTTTGCACCATTTAAAAGATTCATTACCTTTGTAACATAATCTTTATCTGTAGCATAGTCACCAGCTTTAATTAATTGTAAGGCTCCAAGAACTGTAGTTGTATTTACTGTACCTTTTCTACCTAAGAAATCATCATTCCATTGTATTTTGTATTGTCTTATCATTTCTTCTAAGTTTTCAAACTTTTTAAAATCAGCTTTTTCAGATACAAGTCCTTTTCCATAATCTTCAGTTGTATCTTTCAGTTCAGATTCACCTTTTGCAACTTCTGAAGGTGTAGCTTTTAATCCAAGAAAATTATTTTCTGATGATCTATCATCTCCATGACTTGATTCGTGCATAGCTTGTGCAGCTACAAGCTCTGGGAATTTAATACCAGCTTTTTTAGCTAAATTATAAATAACTTGAAAATTATGTTTTTGCCTAACAGGTTTAAATGGGTGGTCTTTTTCTGTAATTAATTTATTAATATCAAACTCAGGAGCTTTTACTTTATCTAAATCAGTAATACCTTCTGGTATGACTAAAGTTTCTCCTATTTGTATTGTGTCACTTGTTAATCCATTTGCTTTCTTAATAGCTTCAACAGAAGTATCTAAATCATTTGCAATACCAGACAAGGTATCACCAGATTCTACTTCAAATGTTGTAACTCCACCCTCTGTAAAAGCACCAGCTTCTAAATCATCTTTTAATAATTTTTCATTTTTTTCTATTGTTTTTTTGTTTTCAAAGTTTTGGTTGTAAAGTTTGTAATTAAAGTTTTTAAAAGAATCTATGTTCAATTCATCTTTAAGTTCTAAGCCATCTTGTGTTAAACCACCATTCATAGATACAACTATAGTATTTGCATTTGTTTTAAATTTACTTGGATCTACTTCGTTAAATAATTTTGTTTCTTTATCGTATATCAATATCTTTTGTTGATCTAAATTTACTGTTGCACCATCATCACTACCACTATCATCATCTACTTCACCTTCTATTGGTACTGATAGTTTAAAATCATAAGCATCATCATAAAAATCATATTTACCAAAAGCTTTTGGATTTTTAATTTTTCTAAGCTCTCCTAGATACCAATTTTTAACTGTCATTTTTTTACCATCATCAGTTGTAAATACAGTACTAATACCTCCATGTTTTTTTACTAATCTATTTAATTCTAAATTTAAGTCTTCCATCTTATCTACTGTAGGTTGATCTCCTATAAATGAAACTCCATAATTATTAGTCTTGCCAACAGTTTTTATGCCATATTTTTTTAAGTTTGCAACTTCTGGAAATCTTTTTTCTAAACTTTTGCCATCTGTTGCTCCTAAATATTTTTTTAAATTTGTATATCTTGTTCTATCCTCTTTAGAAGCATTTGGTCCTAAAGCCATCATTACATTAGTTAACTCTTTTAAAGCATCTTCTTGTGATATTTCTCCTTGATCGTATCTTGCTTCTAAATCAAAAAAGAAATTATCAACACTAAAATTTCTAAGGTCATATTGTTTATATAAAAATTCAATTTGTTCAGAATATTCAGTAGCTAAAGAATCTAACGTATTACCTATCTGTTTGTAATAAGTTAATGCTTCTTCTGCACTATTAAAGTCAGTACGAGAAAAATCTAAATTATTTAAAGTATTAATTATAGTTCGTTGGGTTTCTACTTTGTTGTAAGTATTTTGATTTTTTATAGCATCTCCTTTCTTTTTATTTATATCACTCATTATGGCTTCAATTTTATTTTCTCCACCTTGTATGTAGAAAGTTCTTAAAGGTAAACCATTGGTAACTTTTAAATTACCTATCCAATCTATGTATTCTTCTATTTCTTCTTGTGCCATATCCATATCAAGATTATTTTTTTCGTAATAATCAAGTATTTGTAATGCGTTTGTTTTTATAAGAGTCAACATACTAGCTGGCGATACGCTTGCAGATAAACCTCTTTCAACCATAGAATTTACATTAAGCTGTAATTCTTGCAAAGCTAAAAATTCTCCCTGCGAAAGACCATTATTTTTACGTCTATCTTCTTCTGTGTAATTATCGTCTATTAAATCCAATTCAATACTGTCATTGAAATTATCTATACTAAACCAAGAATTAATAACTGAATTATTAAATAATAAATCAGCTTGTTCTATTTTTGCTTCTGCAAGTTTTGTTTCTTGGTCACGATATACTTTAGCTAAAGCAAGATTTTGTTTTGGTAATAAATGATTAGTTACTAGCTCTGGCCTAATACCTCTTGTATTTACTAATGAAGTTTTTTGAAACTCATTAACAGCACCTTGAAATTCTTTTGAATTAATATCAAATTGAGATAAAGGTTGCTTTACTACTGTGCCATCAGGCAACTCTACATCTACCATATATTCACTAAAAAACTTTTTAGTTTTTGCTTCTGACGCATTACCTAAATTAATTGCTAATTGTTTTTCTATTCCGTATTGCATATACATATTTCCACCAACAAAATTTCTAGCAAATCTTTTACCTTCTTTTTCTTCTAATTCTTTTTTAAATTTATCTATCTGTGCTGGACTAGATTGTAAAACTTCTAACTGTCCAGCTTGAATACCTTTCTGCTTTTCTTCTTCAATTACATTACCTAAGTATTTTTGTAAGACAGGATTTACAGTTGATAAGGATTGTGCTAAATCCATCATTCCTGTTTTAGGTAAAACAGTTACAGGTTCAACAAAAGTACTTACAGGTTTTCTAAAACTCTCCCCTGCTGTACTTTGAAAATTTGTAGTGCCTACTTGTAAAACCATAATTAACCAGTTGGAAGTGCAGAAAGATACATACCAGCACCTTGAGTACCGATATTTAATAAGGTTTGACCTAGACTTGGTATAGCATTATAAGCTTCATTAATATTACTTTGTAATTGATTTCTTCTACCTTCAAACTGTGACTCTGTTGATTGAATATTAAATAGATACTGTCTTTGCATTGATTCAATACTTTGATTTATTCTTTCTCTATAGTTAGCAGCTTGTCTTTCTGTATCCATTAATAATAATCCTACAGTTGTGCCTGCTTGCTCTGATGCTACTATAGCTCTACTAGCTTGCAAAGCATCAATAGTTTTTGCAAATTTATCTTGTGCAGCAAACTTTTCTTCTTCTGCTTTCTTTTCTGAAAGAGCTAATTGTTGTTGTCTTTTATCTCTCTCTGCTGATTGATTAGCTAGTAGTGCTTGGTTATATGTTTGATCTGCTCTTTGTTGTGCAGCAGCCCTACCTGCAAAAGCGTTAGCTGCGGTAAGACCTAAACCTATATTAAACGCTGACGCAGCAGACAGCCCAAAAAGTCCACTACCTGCTGTTGTACTTAAACCTAAAGCAGCACCAACACACATCTAGGCAATCCTCAGAAATTCGTAAAAAGGTTTTTTTTGATAACCATAACTCTCATGTAGCTTTACAAATGTAAACCCAAGAGCTTTTAACCATTTTATAGCAGAAGTGTTTTCTGCATATACATAATTATAAAGTATTTTATAAGACTCAAGTAGATTATCAACCCATTTTCTGCCTTGTCTTATTAATTGTATTCTATATTTTTTATTATCAAACAAATCATCTGTAGCAACGCACCATATACAACCATCTTTCTGTACTCCACATAAACCTATAGGCTGTCCATCATCATCAGCAATAGTCATATTAGTCTTACTACCCAAAAAAGTATAACTAAGAGCATCTTCTGGACTTAAGCCTGTCTGATATAAAGCTTCAATCTTGTCCATGACTCTCATGTTTTCTACTACAAACTTAAAATCTTCTAGCTTTGATTTTCTTAAATATCCCACTATATTCTTCTACTCCTTATATGGAATGTACCTTCATATTCTGCACTAGCTAAACGTGTAGGAAGAAATGTATCGTTTTTTATATCTATATCTACTCTGTCAGATTTACTCATTATCGGTACTTTAAATGTACCTGTATCTAGGTTTATCTGACCAATAGCAGCAGACGCAGCACCAAGCAAACGACCAGTAAATTTATGCGTACTTGTATTCCTATTCTCAGGTGTTACTTCTACTTTAAAGAATCCAGCATCTTCGTATTTAATATAAAAATGATGTAGCTGTAGTCTTGCTCCTACATACTCAGGTGAACCAGCACCTTGTTCTGTTAGCCTTTGTTTACTAAATCTATAATGCATTTCATAAGGTTCACCAATAATAAACTTACTATTTCTGTAATCTCCTATCGCTGTAATGGTAGAAGTAGAGCCATTGATTGCGTTAGATGTTGATAGTACCTGTCCTGATGTAAGAGTCTTTGTATTTCCTTGAGCATCTACAAATGTGCTTGTCTCTCCACTGCCTAAATACCTACCAACAATATTCATGTTGGCTCTTAGTCGATATGGAACTGTAAAGGTAGATAGACCAGTACCAGAGCTATAAGATACTGATACTCCTGTAGTTGCTTCAGTTACTTTATGGTCAAGATGATATTCAAAACTAGCATTAGGTTCTCTAAACTCAGTTTCAAATGGTATCTTTTCTAGTGTTACTTTATTAGCTTCTTCTATAACAACAAACAAATCTGTACCAATAAAATCAACATTTAATATAGACCTGTTTGTATTGATGCTGTAGGTAAACCAAGCACTCAAAGCTTTTTGTCCACCATCTCCATATAACCATCTATATACATATAATTTATTGGCATTATCTGAACCCAAGACTACAAGAATATCTTGGTTGGTAGATACAGCCATCTTAAATACATTACTTGGTATGAGTCTTGGTACATGAATAGTGACGTTTGCTGCATCTCTTATCTGTGATTCTCCCTGTAAAATATATTCTCTTATACCTGCGAAAGAACCTTTTTGAGTTAAGAAATAAATAGAAGAACCAGAACCTACAGGCTGTGCTGCTGCACTACTTTCAAATTCAGTTACAACTATCACGTTAGCTGTTTTAGGAGTAAGGTTATCTGCTGAACTGGTCAATACAAACTGCGTCTGTTCAGAGAACAGAATAAGTTTTTCTCCCATAGTTACTGCACTTTTTAGTATTGCAACTTTTGTATGAGAAGCAGCTACGTCTATCGGTTCATTATCTAAAACAGATACAACTGTCTCAGGGAAGAAGTTAAAAAACTCTGATACTCTTGAAAGAACTACATTATCCCCTGCAAGAAACCCAAGTCTGTTTCTAAAGAAGAATACATTATTAATTTTATTGCCAATAAAAGAAGGATCAGGTGCAGATATAACATCACCAACAGTTCTCTCTCCCCATTTTGGTAGGGTAAATGACTGACCACCTGCTGTATATGTATCTCCATCTACTCTTGCAAATCTAAAATTACCATCTGCCTGACGTATAAGAACGTGTGGCATTGTTGCATAATCAAACTTAAAAGGAATACCTGCTTCTACAGTTTCTTCCCATTGGCCTTCTTCAAATGCACCACCATTGTTAGTAACAAACTTAACGTAATAGTTATCAAAGTTTGTATCGTCATCTCCTTTTATTTCTACAACATAACCATCAGGAGAAACAGTAGGCAGATCAGTAAATCTTTGTACTGAATCTTTTATTATTGTCATCTTTGTATCGCCTTGTGTATCACTACCATCTATAGAAAAATTAGAATTATCATTCTTTCTTACATATAAAACAGGACCATTTCTAGCAATAGTAAAACCAGTAAGACCAGCATCAAGACCAGATTTTAAATCAGCAGCTATTGTATCTGTGCTGAGAGTAGAATCGGTTTGGGTGTTATCGGTAACTGTCACTCCATCTATCGTCACAGAATAAGTTGTACTTGCTGTTGCTTGGTTAATAAATATAATCGCCTTAGTGCCAGTACCACCGCTAAGTGTAGAGTCCATAGCTGCTGTAATACTTGTATTAACGACAAAAGTAAAGTCAGCAATAGTAACTGTCTTCATCACACTTCTAGGTGTAGAAGTATTTAAGTAGGCAGTACCATCAGGTTTGTTTACTGTTAGTTCAGTACCATCTAATTCAAATACTCTTACATTGCCATTGCTGAATATTGCTACATATCTTTCATTTGCATCTCTATTTATAGTTTGTATGTGAACATTACCAAGAGTTGAAGATTGTAATGCTGTCACAAACTGAAAACCACTGCGTTTTGTAAGACCAAGAACAGGATTACTATCAGCATTGTCTTGTATATCAGCATGATCTGGTTGCTTTAAAGCATCAGAAGATTGTGATATACCTCTCAATAATGTAGGTATAGCTCTTGATATAACAGGCATGGCTATCTAATTAATGCACTAGAAGGATTATAAGTATCAAAGATACTGGTAAGAGAAGGATCACCTCTTAGTAAGTTGTGATCTGCATTTGCATAATCTGTCTCTGTAAGTATAGTTCTTGCTCTTGTTTCATCTTCTTGTGTATATGTTCTTAGCCCTTGATCTCCTACCAATCTGTCAACAAAAACTCTTGCAGCTTTAATGTTGATATATCTTCTTGCCTGTTCTGGTATTTCATCAAAGTCTCTGAAATAAACAACAGTACAAATCAAGTCCTCATCAAATTCATACTTATTGTTCTGTCTATCGTATAGCTTCAATCCACGTTGAATAGGGTCAATAGTTGGGTGTTGATGTATATTTGCATCTACTCTTAATACATTTGCTGGCAAGCTTATCTGGTTTGACCCATTTCTTGTAAGAGTTACATCTGTTTCAGTATTAAAAGACCAGCCTTCTGATTGAATCTCTTTGTTAAATTCAGCAAGAGTTGATCTAGCAGTCACAGCATCTACTGGAAGTGTGCCTGTCAAACTATTTATTGGAGCTTCCGCAATAGCAGCCAACATAATGTTGATTGCTTCAAGCTCAGTGGTTGCAGCTACAGCCATTGTTTAATACTTTTTTATTTTAAGTGAATCCCTCCCACCTTTTTTCTTTTTCTTTTTTTTCTTTGATGAATACATGATGATAAAAAAAAGGGTATCTAATAATAAGATACCCTATAAATTGAAATTAAGAAGCAGCAAGCTTAATAGTAGCTGCACATTCTGGTCTTAGGATTCCATGACCAAGTGCATACTTAGCAACCATTAATGTACCTTGATACATAATTCCGTAGTCAGAACCAGAGATCTCAGTAGTCATATCCATCAATTTAACTGTACCAACAGCAGACTTGTGGAAGACAAGACCAATAGTTTTACTATCGTCACCTGAGTAAGTATTGTTCGCACCAGTTGGGTTAGAAGATACGTTACTTTGAGGTACGTTGTTTGACATCATTATTGGTATGCCAGCAACTTGTTGTACCCTACCAGAAGCAAACGAACCATTACCCTGTGGGTTGAAGTCAACATCTACAGTTCTTGTAGCAGACTCAGCAAGTTTGTAGTACTCAGCAGGTGGTAGTACACAGAAACGATCTGTTGGAGGAATGTCTCTTTCGTCCATTGTCTGTGCAATATCATAGATGGCTGCTGCTATCTCATCACCTGTGACGTTTGCTGAAGCTGTATTACCAGCAGCAAGAGTTAGAACAATACCACCATCACCACCACTAAGGTTAGTAGAAGCTCTGGAAGCATTAGCAATCTGCTTAGCTACGTTCTGGTCATAGGTTCTAGCAAGTGCCTTACCTAGCTCATCAGCGTAAGTAGCTCTTACGTCATAATGATTCTTGAGTTCATCAATGTTAGCAATGAAACTCTGTGCAATTAGAAGATCATCAATGTTGATAATCTTTTCGTTTGCCTTGATTTGGTTAGCACCAACAAGAGGAGTTCCTACTGTATGGTATGCAGCAGTAGCAGTTC